CCAGTTGTTCTTTGTCTACTTCATTGACATCAACTGCAAGATCCAAATCCCCAGATGTTGCTGCTCTACCAGTTGATCCCAACCAGCGGAGAGGTGTTTTGGTTTCAGGATCCACGTCAGATGTGAAATCCAGGCCTGTGACTTTTTCTACCCAGGCAACAGTGGCAGGCACATCAGCTTTGTTGATACGCTGTGTCAATGGATTACCGTTGGCATCCTTGAATACATTTCCGCCTTCCAGTAATTTCATTATGTTACTCTCATTCCTGCCAGTCTAGCCAAGGCATTTAACACAGGATTGCCTGTGTTTCCAACAACATTGCTGCCAGTGGCCGAGGTCATTATTTGTCCTAGTTTTTCTAATTCTGCTTTGGTCAATGAAACACCCTGCTGTTGAACTAGAGTCAGTATTTCTGCATCAGTGGGTGTGGCACTACCAGCAGCAGAAGCAGATTGTGCGGTTGCAGTTCCTTTGTTTTTGACTTCTGCTTGTATGGCTGCAATTGCTGTGTTAAAATATGTGTTGATTGCTTGTGTGGTCGCTGGAGATTTTGGATCAGCAAGACTTTGAACAGCAACTTTGGTCAGTTGGTCGCTGAGAGCTTGTTTGTATGCAGGGTTGCTACGAATACTGTCCATGTTAATGCGACTGATGGCCAATTTAGAATCAGACCAACGTTGAAATGCTGATTCTACGTCCTGCAGTTGAGTATCAACTGCTGACGTGTCTGCAGCGCCGGCAGATGCCGCTGGTGCAGAGCTGGAAGCAGCAGGTGCTGCTGGTGCAGTGTCTGTGGCTCTGCGCCTGGCAGCATTTACCACAGTTGGTGCCTGTGCTTGCCATTGTGCTTTTAAATTATTGACCATTTGTTGCACAGCCGGATTCTGCATCACTGTTTGCAAAGACTGCGGCAGAGTCACCGGATCAGCCACGGATCCACCTACAGTGTAAGCTGGATTGCCCAGTGCTCTTCTAATCCAATTAGGATTGGCCAATTTTTCTGCGTTTTTGGCTGCTGCGGCTTGCGTGGCTGCTTGTTGAGCTGCACCTAACTGTGCAGAACTAAACATGCTACCCCAGTTGATTTCATTGACCTGTGATTTTCTTGGTTGATTTAGTTCATGAATTTGCATCTGTGCGTCTCACTGTTCTAGTAAATTTTCCTGGATCACGCAGCTTGATAGCATTCAACAATTTGCGATGTAGGTTTTCTGCTTGTTCTGGTGTGTAGGTGGCATCAATTTCTTCAAGCAAACGAATTGCACTGGCAATAACATTGGATGCACGATTTTCAATGATGTGTCGCTTGTCGCGTTCCACATACATTGAGTCCAGTTCTTCCAGCAAACTGCGAGTTTTCTTTTGCATGACTTCAGGGCCTTTTTGTTATTTATGGGTTTGAGCCACAGTTATCATCACAAATAAGCAAACGACCCTTTTTATAGTCTCCAATTTGCCAGGATTCTTCAACTCCAGCAAACCATTCTATGCATTGTCGCAAAGGGTATTCTAATGCATTATTTTTTGCAATCAATGGAATCAATTGAGCATTGGCGGCTTGATGATATTGTCCTCGACCATAAGTTTTAGGATAGAACCCAGTATAACAACAAGGACTTACATCACCGGTGGCAGAAATGTATATGGATTTTAAAAGCTTGGTTTCGCATTTTACACTGCCGACCGATGTGCGTCCTGCAATTACATCTTCTAGTAATACTTCATCGGTCTTTTTTTTGTAAAATAAAACTTTAAAATCACGCTCTCCTGTGTAGTCGCCCATTACGTGAACCAAACGTCCATTTTGATCAAATACCGGAGCTGTATCGCGACCATCATATGCCAGCTGAAAGTCTGCGAATCGTAGATCTTCGCTGAGTCGTTTGCACTGATCTATTTGGTGCAGATTGTGCTGAAAGCGAATCATTTTCCATACAGCTTGTCCCCCAGCATCGATAAAAATTTTGGCATTGCGAATCACAGTATTCCAAACTGTGTTTTGTCTGTAAAGATGATGGGTGTCTTCTAGGCCATCAAGACAAAAAAATACCGTTGCGGGAGTGCGTGCCAACTGTATCCAAAATTTTTTATCACGTGCACCTCCATTGGTGCTGATGCTGATTTTTAGATCTGGATTAACTGAATAAAAATAATCGACAATGTCTGGTGCTTCGGGGTTCATCACAATATCCCCAAAATTTCCATTGATCCTGATACTAATCAGTTGTTTAAGAAACTCAGGAGAAAATATCTGTTGTGCAGAATCAAGACTTAGATTAGTTTCAGGATATCCACCATTATAGGGATAACCCCAGAAATTCCGAGGGCACCAAGGACAACTGGCATTACAAAAGCTTGAGATTTCCAAGTGGACATCTCTGATGTCTTCATATTCAATCACGTGGTTTTTATTTTGCCCAACAGTTGTTTGAGTTTGGAACTTTGAACGTCGGCAGTTACTTTGGCTGAATCATCTGATTGGGCCAGGGGCTTGTCCCAGGCATGTGTTCCACCTGGTAACTTGTCGTCGCCTTCACTTTTTACATTTGACTTGGCTTTGATTTGATCCATGAACGAACTGGTGGGCTTTTTGCTGAAGCCTTCTTCTTCGCCGCCTGCGTCAGTGATACGCATGGTTTCCATGTTGTATTCAAGATCAATCTTTTGTCCAACACCTGTGCTACTACGCGATTTCATACACTGAATCTGATACTTGCCACGTTCTTTCATGGCCCTACTTGTAAAAATACCGAACACGTTGTCTGCCGTGTTGATTTTAGAGATACCGCCTGAAATATGACTGTGGTCAAATTCAATCTCTTCCACAGCTGATCTGTTTAACTGACTTGCTGTCACCAGCAAGATGCCCAGTTCCTTGGCCAAGTTACGCAGTTCTTCACTCACATACTTGTCTTTAACAAATAAGTCATTGGGACTGACCTTGGCACTCACAGGCATCAACAAGTCCAAGTAGTCCACCATCATAAAGTCTACACGATGTCCTGTTTGAATTTGATACTCTTTTAAGAACGCACGAATGTCGTTGATGTTTGATTGTGCTGGCATTGCCTTCACGCGATAACTACCGGACTTCTTGCCCACCAGTTTGATTTTGAGTGTGGCTGTTTCTTTGTCTCTGCGAATATCCTTGGTTGACATATTGGTCAACATGGCTGCTGTTCGTAGACCAGTGAGCTCTTCACTCAATTCCAAAGTGATATACACCCCATGAAGTCCCTGTTGCACCCAGTTCAAGGCAATGTTCATCATCACAAGCGATTTACCTGAACCCGAGCCGCCTGCAAAGATGTTGAGTTCCCCGCGACTGAATCCACCATACAACAGTCGGTCCAACTGTGGCCAACCCGTCGACACTTGACCGCCGGTGTCAAAGTATTTGGCAAACATGCCCTCAGGATCTAACCAAAAGTCTGTGCCCAAATCTTTGGTCAAGCTGATCTGCACAGCATCTTTGATCAGTTTTTCTACTGGCTCAAATTCGCCCTTTTCCAGCAAGTCAGCTGATTTGAGAATTGCACGTTCTAGTTCTTGCCGTTTAGTAAATCCTTCGAACTCTTGCATGAACCACTCATAGTGACCTTCATTGAGTTCAGGAACTGAGTCGAGTTTGACTCCAGTTGCGGCTGCAATCTGATTTCTGTCAGGCATGGTTCTGAACTTGTCGCTGTGTTCCTTGACAAACTCAGCAGCTGGCCTCAAGCTCTTGTCAAAGTTTTGCGGATTGTAAATGTTTTGAACACGCACATAACTCTGTGCGTCTTCTAACATCATTTCCAGAAACAGTTTCTGGACTTCGATATTGTATTCTTTTAACAACTTATTTCCTTGTAAAGCAAATTTTTGAAATTATGTCAGTGGTTGCAGGGTAAACATCTTGTTCTAACTCGACGACATCATATAAATTAAACATCTTAGATATTTTGTAGTTAACCCAGGCTTCTTCAACAATATTTAATTTTAGGTCCATCGACTGTTGATGCAGTATTGCTTCAACTACTTTATTGCACTTTAACTCACTGTGGTATCCTTGATTCAATTGTAGAAAATTTTTATGCAGGTCAATCAGCTGCGGGGTTGGTGAAAATTCTAAGTTTACAAATTTAGAAATTTCCTGGAGCCCTTGTATGAAGGATGAAAAATTAAAGAATCTTCTAAAATCAAAATTATAAAAATTCTTCACAGGAGTCCAATCCACAAACATAGACAAACCATATTCGTAATCATCAAACATAGAATAAAAATACTTTCTTAACACTTTTCTTGAATAGCTGTCGTGTAATCCGTGATTTGTGACCAGTGTATTCACAAACTGTGCCATCTTGGGCAATGATGACATTTTTTCATATGTGTTGTTTTCTAAGTTTTCAAGATCAAGTGTTTGATCTCCTGCACGTAAAAAACTGTTGGTAATAGCAATCAATAAATCGTCTTGCGTTGGAACTATACGAATCACCAGATCAGTATCATTAAATTGCATACCATAATAACTATAGTGTTGTGCAGTTGTTATAGGGCAGTAGTCTGCGTTGTCATTTTTAAGATGACAGGCACCATTACTGTTAAACTGCGGCAATGTAATGTCGTATGATACATTTTGATCTATCCAATGGTTAACTACTAACTCCAGATAGTTTCCATGCACACCTCCAAAAAAATCAATTTTTCTTATTGTGACCATTTTTTTGCTAACTGTTTTTTTCGCATCTCAATTTTAATTTTATTGGTTTCTCTGGACTGCATTATAGTTAGTAAAGTTGCTAATTTGCCAAACTTTACCACAGCATCATTAACATCTTTGACGTCTGTGGGCCAATCAGGTATGCTCACCGACCATCCCAGTTCTATGGCACGATCAATCAACTCAAGTCCGGCTTTGTCGTGATCGGGAACAACAATAACTTCACGTCCAAGATTGCGTATCAATCTGGCCTGTGCATCGCTTATTGTGTTATGCATTACTGCCAGGCCGTCAATGCTGAGTGCATCAAATATGCCTTCGACCACAATTACACATTGCCAACTGTCGTTCTGTAGCTCTGTGCCAAACACATAACCCGGTTGTGTATGATTGATATATTTGGGTGTTTTGTTGTCTAGGAATCTGGCTGTCCATCCCACAACTTTTCCATCGTAGGTAAAAGGTATTGTAACATGTGGACGAACCCAGTTAA